ATTGTTGATGTATGTTGCTATGACGTATCCTCAAACAAACTAGCTGCTTTTGATATCGAGTATTTGTTTATCAAGATCAGAGCAAAAAGTGTTGGTGAAGTTATTGACTTCTATCTTAGACATGGATCAAACAATCCGTGTCAGCATAGACAGCAGTATGCTCTGAATATTGATGATGTTAAAGTTAACATGACACAAGTTGAAGATCCAGTAATTAAGTTAGAAGCAGATCTTGGTGTTACAATGAAATACCCATCGTTTCGAGAGATTACTAAATTCTCAGCAATAAGCAGAGACAATCCAACACAGATTATTGAATTTGTAGCTAGTGTAATTGAAAACGTATTTAACTCGGAAGATGTCTTTAGTGAGTTTACGTTAGATGAGATGGTGGAATGGGTTAGTAATCTACCAACCACATATTTCGAGCAGCTTATAGATTGGCTGACTAAAGTTCCTAAACTTGAGCATACAATTGAATACGTATGCAATGAATGCCAACAATCTGAGACAGTAGAGTTGAAGACGTTATCTGATTTTTTTATATCAGCTTGAGTCATGAATCCCTGACAAATTTTTATAATACTAATTTCCAACTTATGCAACATCACAAATACTCCTTGACAGAGCTCGAGGATATGATACCGTTTGAGCGGGAAATCTATATAAATATGCTAGTAGATTACATGGAACGTGAAGAAGAAAGAAGGAACCAACGGAATGCTTAGTGGAATTTTAGGTAGTGCTTTAGGTTTTGGTGGATCAATTGTTCCAGCCATTACTGATCACTTCAAACAGAAGAATGAACAGAAGTTCGAACTCGCTAAAATGGAGAAGATGGCAGAGCTAAGAGCTGCTGGATTTGACCAAGAGTATCGGATGTATGAAACGAAAGCAGACGATAATGAACATGCAAGATTGGTTCAGCATGATATTTCAATTAATCAGGGGACTGGATTTGTTGCCAGTTTGCAGAAGAGTGTTAGACCAGTCATTACTTACTGCTTCTTTGGATTGTTCGTTGTTATTGAAATTACCCTTTTAAGGGAAGCCATGGGTCAGGGTAAATCTATCTCTGAGTCACTTAATGTATTATGGGATGAAGATACAAAAGCCATTTTTGCTGCTATCATTTCATTCTGGTTCGGTTCTCGGGCTATTGATAAAGGACGTAAAAAATGATTCGCTTAATCACTCTATTGTTAGTTGGCAGTGTTGCCTTCACACCAGGAGTTGCTAAATCTAAAGGCTCACTTGATATCGGATACAAGGTAGAAGATAGTAATACCAAGAATCTCAATGTTCACCAGAAATGGAATTGGGAACCTGATACTAAGGATTTCCAAGTTGAGACAGAAACGAATATGTATAAGACATCGGTGAATGGTAAAGACCTTACCAATCGCGCTGATGGTGAGTATGAGTTTATTCTAAACTTCAACCCTAAGTGGTATGGCATCGCAAACATGGGGTTCAACTATAATGAAAATCGTGACATTGGCGAATTCCGTCCACACAGTGGTCTTGGCTTTGGCTGGAAGTTTTTCCGTAATGATAGATGGAAAATGTCTCACGAAGTTACATTGACTCAAATGGGCACTGAAGAATATAGTGAGATTGTGTGGCGCAACTCTACTTGGATTCGTTATAAGCATCCTGATAGTAAATGGACATTCACTAATAAGTATCTGTTTGAAAATGGATCGAATGTCCATGAACTTACAAAGAACGAAATGATTGTCAGCTATCAGTTGTCAACAAATACAACCTTTAAAGTTAGGGACTTATATATTACCGATGATGCTGAAGAAGAGTATAGTGTAACATATATGACGTTAGGATATAAGTTTTGATTAGAGTATTAGTATTAGCATCCACCATGCTTCTAGCATCATGTGTTGTATATAAAACAGAGGCCGCTGAGTTTCAAGGTCTCCACACTGGATTGATTATGGGATTCAAGTTTGAAGAAGATGCCGATGGTATTAGTCGTCGCGACAGTAACACAGATGTTCACTTCTTTAAAGACATGTCAACCAATTCTATGATTTATGGTAAGTGGAAGTTTAGCGATACGTTTGAAGTTGATGCTGGTCTTTCTCATGTGAGTGATACATTTCATCCTGATGATGAATACTACAAAAACCAACTATTCCTTAAACTACAAAAATGCGTAGGATACTGCAAATGAGCGAAGATAAAACATTCCACCCAGCCGACACTAATGGTGATGGTAAAGTAACAGAAGAAGAACATCAAATGTATCTCGAGTTTAAACGCAAGGAACTCGAAGACGCCGATGCAATGAGAGACGCCCAACGTAATATGGCATGGTTTTCTCTCGCAGGTATGTTGTTGTATCCGTTTGCGGTCGTCTTGGCACAAGTACTTGGACTTGAACAAGCTGCCAAAATCCTTGGTGATATGGCATCTGTTTACTTTGTTTCTGTAGCTGCAATTGTAGCTGCTTTCTTTGGTTCACAAGCAATAGGTAAAAAATAATTTTAAGGACTAACTATGGCACTCCCAGAACCAGCTACATCAGAAGAACTAATGACCATTGGCGGCATGCTCGAAGAGTCCGTCAATAAGATGAACGGTAGTCTTAACGATAAGTTTGACACACAAATATCATTGTTAAGAGAACAAAACTCACTTACAAGTTCAATTGTAAAAAATACAAAGGTTGATAAGTTTAGTGCTAAAGAAGCTGGCTTAGAGGCCGGCCGGATTGATCCAATAGAAACTGAAACTGACACAACTACTATGTCTAATATGGCTGATAGTGTTGCCCCTCAACCAGAGGGAGAAGATGAAGGTGGTTTAATTGGTAAGGTAGTTGGGTTTCTAGCTGCTGCTGGTGGGCTAGTGTTATTTAAGAAGTTGTTTGAGACAGGTGGTTGGATTGACCAGGCTAAAGGTTTCCTAGATGATACAGAAAAAGATGCTGGTCTTGAAACTGGAATGGGTGCAGATGCAGATAGAGCAGCTCAAGCTGAGGAATTAACTGCTAAGATCAGTGAAGCCATGGAAGCAGGTGATACAGAAGCAATGCAAGGTCTTCAAGCCAAACTTGATGACCTTGTTGCAATTCAAGAAGCAGCTGCTAATCAAACAGAAGATACTGTTGGATTCTTTAGAGATAAAATTGAGAGAGATGCACTTAAATCATCAGAAGAAACATTAAAAAAGTTAAAAGCATTACAGGAATCTAATAAGACAATAGTAGACGATGCCGCTCAAAGAGATGAGCAAAGAGGTGCTACAGAAAGAGTTCAAGGTCCTAGACAAGGAAGATCCGAAACTCCTGATGCACTGAAACCTAGACAGCGTGGTGAAAGCAGAGAAGATTATCAAGCTCGATTAGAAAGTTATGAAAAACCTAAAGCAGAAGCAGCGGAGCCAACACCTATGGCTGCACCTGCTTCAGCAGCGGCCGCCCCGGCAGCTGAACCTAAAGCAGAAGCTGAACCAACAACACCTGTAGCTGCACCTGCTTCAGCAGCGCCCGCCGCGGCGACTGAACCTAAAGCAGAAGCTGAACCAACAACACCTGTAGCTGCACCAGCATCCTTACCAGAAGGGGTTACAAAAGACAACGTAACTGGAATGTATAGATCTACAGCATACAATGTTGAAAAAGTTGGTTACTATTCAAAATTATTCAAGACACCTGAAGAGGCTGAAAAATATATTGATGATGGTATGAAAGCTGCTAACGAATACATGAAAGGTTTGGAAGCAGATTTTGATGTCCACTTAGATGAACAAGGCTTTGGACCAGTCCAGGCTGACGGAACTCGTACAAAAGAACCAGGAAGTGTTCTTGCCCCTGAGCAAGCAGGTATCGAACCATCAGCCTCGGGCAAAGGTGGTCAAGTTCAAGCAATGAGTGAAAATGCTGCTGGTGCTCAAACACCTGTTATCATCAATAATGTTAAGCAAGGTGATAACAACAACGTTACTACTAATAATGTTGCAATGGGCGGAGGTGCTGGTAGAACAAATGCTAGACCTAACGCCGGATCATCACAAATAGGATAAAGAAAACCCCCGGTCCTCTGACCGGGGGTACTATTACTCGGCGGAAAGGAAACGCCAGGAGTAATTAGTCTTCGTTTGCAAGTCGCTCAAAGAATGACAAATCATCATCATCCGAAGCTGTTGCAGTAGTAGGCTCGGCCACTTGACGTGGAGCCGGAGCTGCTGCTTGGGGAGTTGGACGAGACAAAGCAATTTGATCATCCTCATCATCAGCAGTTGTACGAGGCTTGGCAGATGCACCATCAAGACCAAGGACTTTATTGAGACGTGCCTCAAGCTCTTCATAAGTCTTGAACTCTTTAGGTTCAACAAAAGCCTGTAGCGAGTTCTGTGTCTTCCACAGAGCTTCCATTGCATCATCATCATCTAGGACAGCTGAAGGGACTTCGAACTCAGACTTATCGTAGTTACGATAACCTTCTACGTTACGCATCTTCAGTTTAAGGTTTGCACCTTCCCAGAAGTCAAATGGGTTAACAGGAGTCTCGTCTTGGAACTCAGGATTCATAGCCTCATTCAGCTTATCCCAAATCTTCTTACCATATTTGTATAAGAATACTTTGCCTTCGTTTTGTGGATTAGCAGGGTCACTAACTACGTAGATGTTAGAGATGTACGACAGACGGCGCTTCTGTTTACGTGCCTGTGCTTTACCAGCATCTGTACCATTGTTCCACAATTGGCTATTATATTCAGAAAGAGGGTCTTTCTTACCAAGTGTAGTAAGTGAGTTCTCAATGTACCAACCACCAGGACCTTGGAAGCCATGGTTAAAGATACGAACCCAAGGAAGCTCCTCACCCTGTGGGGCAGGAAGGAAACGAATGACAGCATAACCGTTACCGGCCTTATCTACTTCAGGCTTCCAGAAGCGTTCATCCGGTCCATTGTCAGACTGGGTACCACTCTTTTCATTAGTTTGTTTGATTAGGGATTCTAGATCAGTCTTACGCGACCGTTTTAAATCAGAAAAGGAATTTGACATTGTATGTATTATCTCCGTATATGTCGTTGTATATCTTGTTCACAGTTTTCATAATGTAGTATATTATTTATAGGCTATTTTTTGTATTTAGTCAACAGCATTGTTCTATAGAAATCCAAATCAGTCATATTCAAATGACTATCAATGGATGCATAAATTTCATTTCTATATATGGATTGATCAATCAATGTAGAATTGACTGGTTTAGACCAATCCATTTTTTCATAGAATACTGGTTCAATATCATGCATCAAACAATATCTAGTCATCATATATGTTTGACATATCTGATCTCTGAGAAGAATTGAAATATGTACTAGAATTTCGTCTTTAGTAATATCATTATTCTTCAATGCGTTACCGACAACAAAGTTAATAACGCTGATACATCCATCTCGTGGACTCTCTCTCATAAGAAAGATGTCTGCATCTTTAAATCCAACAGGAGTTACGAACTCATTATGAAGAAAAACGTAATCATCATGATTCTCAATCTTATCAACCAGTTCCTCAAAATCATAATAATCTGCAAAGTTAGTCTCATGGTAAATTGCTTTGGGATGCTTACCATTCATACTATCATTATACATTCTCATGTATTTCAATTCTTCTACAGATCGATCAGATGTTTCAGCTACAAATGTAAGGCCTTTTTCTTTTGCTAGATCTAAACAGAATTTTGTACCACCAGCTCTTCTTTCTGAAACAACAATCATGATACAAGCTCCAACAATATTTTCTTGTAATTTTTAACATCTAAGTCAGATGAAATAAACGGTTTGTAATTGGTAAACGTCTTATAGTAATTATCCCACAAGCCTGATGGATCTTCTATTTGTTTGTTCCATCGTTCAAGATAACCAACAACCATATCGATTATAACCATAGTTTCAGGATGAATATCCCCGCGCATAAACTGCTTTAGTAAAAAAGGATGGTTATACTCTTCAACTTCAAACCATTCATTGAACTTGGTATCGGTTAGTTTCTCAATGTCTTCACGGAAGATCTTACGCAGGGATTGTATCCTCTTCTTCCATTGCGTATAACGCTCTGCACTTTGTTCGCTTACTAAGTTACCAGACCATACTTGTTCACCACTAACAAACTGAGATACAAAATAATATGTTAGCTCTTCAGGTTTGTAGTTCTTCTCTAACTTTGCAAAGAAGAACTTGTCCTTACGTTTGAGGAAGCTAGTAGCAGATGCAGAAGATTTACCCCTATACTTGAAGTAATCATAACTTGTTGTAAAATGGTTACGTATAGATAGGTACTTCTGATAAGCCTTCAGGCCCCTGTAAATATCATCGTTCGTATTTGTCAACGATACCTACCAAATTTGCCTCTGTAGCATCAGCATAAATCTGTCGTTTGATTGTTGCATTACACAATTTAGCTGCTGTCTCAATTTCCATCTTATTACGTTCACAATAATGCACAAGAACATCTATTAATGGAACTTGTAATTCATCAGCTAATTTTAAAATCATTCTACTGAACTTAGCAGTAGTCCAAACATCCAAAGCCATTATTTCTCCCACCTATAGAAGATATGTATATCTATAGTTGTTGTTTTAGTATAAACCTTTGCCCATCGTGGATGAACATAATCAGCATGATAGTGCGTTGCACCCTCTGTGATATCTTTATAACTACCATCATACACCAATTGTGCAGTTTTGGCAACATGATTGTACCATTTTTTATGTCGTTTGGGAATATCATCCGACAAGCCATC